CGCCAGAAGTTTATGGCTGCTAATGAGACTGGCAACGTTGAAATCATGAACAAAGTTTGTGAGAAGCGTATTGAAGAGATCCGCAATGGTGACCACTACAAGTTCACCATTGAAGAGGGTCGCAAGTATCTTAAAATCATTCAAACTGATACTAGCGGTGGTGGTGCTGTTCATGCCTTCGTTGATAAGAAGACTGGCGAACTTTACAAGGCAGCATCCTGGCGTGGACCTGCTAAAGATGTACGTTTCGATCTGCGTTTGATTCAACAACGTGAATGGGTTCTTGAAAACTGTGACTGGGCAGGAGGTTATCTCTACAAATGATGACCGCTAAGGAAAAACTTTTATTCGTAACATCTTTCATCTGGTTTCTTCACTGGGGCACATGTCTAGCATCTATCATTCTGGATACGGTTATTCTAAAGTCCTCTGTGAGGATGTTACCAGTTGGTTTCTGAATGAGTTTTTCCCACGTCACAAAATTGACGTTGAGATATTTCATCGCGGGTTGAAACGTGATCAGGTTGTTGGATATTGTGACGTGGTAGGTAGATCTTATCGCCCACGTCACTTCTTGATTGAACTTCAGACTCACATGGAAGAGGAGTTGTATATAAAAACCCTTTTGCATGAGCTGACCCATCTGAAGCAGTGGGTAGACGGTAGACTGCGCTTCCGTGATGGGAAAATGAGATATTGTCAAGAACCCGTGGAAAACTACGACTATGAAGACCAACCACATGAGATTGAGGCAAGAAAGTGGGAAACAATGCTATATGATCGCTATCTAATTGATAAACAAGGTGTGCCAGCCAGCGCACCGTCCACTAATTTTGGGAACCGCTTGCGGGCTCCTGTATAATATCAAGGTATTCAACGGACACCGATGACTTACGAAAACCAAACCCGCTCCGATGCCCACGGCGCTGCACGTTCGGGACAACAACGTGAACAGATGCTCCGTGAGTTCTTTGAAGATAATGGTTTCACATTCATGAAAACCAAGAAAGAATGTGAAATGTATGGTGTTTCCTATGATGGAACTATTCGCCATCCAGTTCCTGAAGAGTATGCAGAATGTGGGTTCAAGTATTTTCTCACTGATGGATATGTGCTTGAACTTGATGCTGTTATTGAACTGAAAGGTGGTGATAAGAGTGGCACTACTGAAGAGAAAGTGTTCTTCGATCTGGAGAAACTGCGTGATGGTTGCTATGGTTCTTGTACCGTACTTTACATCACTGAAGGTAAGAAAGAAACCGATAAGTGCACCAAGTTGTTCACTCGCAAACTCCTGAAATCGCAGGAGAGTGGTGATATTGCTGAGAACGTACATGTTCTCCCTTATTCACAACTTACCCAAGAAGTTCTGGTGGAGGTTGCAAAGTAATAATATATCTGTTATACTCTATAAATTCTGCACATCACCATGAAAACTAAGATTCAACCTCTGTTCAAGTGGACTGGTTCTAAACAACGTATGATGCAGCAGTATGCTCCACACTTTTTTCCTGAGCAGAACTTCACACGTTTCGTAGACTTGTTCGCTGGTGGTCTCACAAACTCTCTGTGGGTTTATGAGAACTATCCTGACAAGGAGTTTGTTATCAATGACTGGAATGGTGAGTTGACATTGTTGTATGCAACTCTGGCAGATGATGTTGATGGTGTGGTTGCAGAGTGGCAGAACTGTGTAAACAAGTGGTTAAGTCTTGACAGTGTAGATGATAGAAAGAAATACTATTATGAACTGAGAGAAGTATATTGTCATGACTACATCGGTCGCTCCGATGTATATGTGTGTGCCCTGCTATTGTTCATGTTGCAGGTCAACTTCAATGGTATGTGGAAAGCATACAAAAAGTGTGGTGAGCGTTACTCTACACCACCTGGAACATGTCTACAAAAGCAGGCGTTCTTTGACAGGCAAAAGATATACAATGTAGCATCTTTCCTTGAGAAAGCAACTATCTGCAATGGTGACTTTGCATCTATCACACCACGTTCTGGTGACTGGTTGTATGCTGACCCACCATATCGTGACAGCATTGTTCTCTATCAAGGTGGATTTACTGAAGAGGATCAAATACGTCTGGCAAAGTATCTTACAGAGTCTGGATGTATGTTTGCCTACAGCAATAAGCATATCGGTGATAGTTTCTATGATGATAACTTCGCTGGATGTAACATCCTGGATATGGATGCAAAGTACACAGCAGGGCGAGGAACGTCTACATTAGATGTAACTGAAGTTTTGGTAACCAACTACCAACCAGTTGGCAAACCGTCCCACAACGCCTTGGAGGACGCTCTGGCTACCCTATAATATGTTCATACCAAGGGAGACACCCCATGATCACCAGCAAGCGTATGATGCTCGACGTTATGTCAAAGTGTGACAATGCCGACACTCTGACCCGCATTGAGAAGTTTCAAGTCTTCTGCAATGTCTGCGACAATATGCTGAAGGAAGGTAGAATGACCAAGGCGACTCACAAGCGTTTCACTGAGATCTGGTGACAGTTGGGGAAGTGGCACAGAACCGCTTTCCTGACCCGCTCCATGCCCTATAATAAGTTCATCGACAGGGAGACACCCCATGCAACTGACCAACTCCGCCACCATCGTTGACTTCTTCCCCGAAGCGTTCATCGCTGAGGCATGTGAGAAGAAAGGTGTAAAGACTGTTGTGAAGCGTTTCACCAAGCGTGTTTATTTCCGTGCTAACGGTATGCGCTCCTACAGCACTGTTGTTGCAACTGATGCCAAGAATGAGTGGGCATCCCGTATTGCTAAGGGTGCAACAGTTACTGGTTTCAACACTGAGAAAATGCCCCGTTCTGAGTATATGCCCTGCTTCTGCTGATGCTGTACTTTCTTTCTATCATCGTCATCATTATTTCTCTTTTTTCATGAACCGCGATCAACTTGACCAACTCAAAGCAAACTATGCCAGTCTGATTGTGGATGGTATGGACATGAAAACTCTTGAGATATTTGCGATGGAGATGGTAGAGCAGAACATGACTCATTGGAATGAGGAAGATGTTAAGGGGGAGATTCTGGATTATTATGGTGAAGAGACGCTGATGGATCTGATGCCCGAGTCAGTACAGGAACCAACTGATATTGGTAAACTGGAAGCAACTGCTGATGATTATGGAGTTGGTAAGTGATGAAGAACCTACACCTTGAACACCCAGAAGATACTATCCTGAATGGTGATCTTTCCGTACTTGACTGGTTTGAACACAAAGCATTTTGGTCTGTCAAAATTGATGGAGCACCTGCTATTGTGTGGGGTAAGTGTCCTGCTACTGGTGAGTTCTTTGTAGGAACTAAGAGCGTATTCAACAAAGTAAAGATAAAGATTAACTACACACATGAGGACATTGAGCGCAATCACGAAGGGCAAGTTGCTGATATTCTTCATGTTGCCCTGGAGTGTCTTCCTTCTACTGATAACATTTACCAAGGGGATTTCATCGGCTTTGGAGGAGACAATGTGTACCAACCTAACACCATCACATATGTCTTCGATGAAGTAATCACTGAGCATTTCATCATCGCTCCACACACTCAATATCACATTGATGAGGAGATGGAAGAACTGTGTCTGCGTAATACTATCGCAACACCACTTCTGTTCGACCTGGATGATACTGAGAAGTGTAAGTTTGTGAAACCTAAGGTGTTCACAATGGAGGAGGAAAATGTAGGTATGGCAGTAAAGTTTGCACGGGTGATGAGTGCCAGTGTGCAGTTCGTTGATGATAAGAAGGCAGCACTTATCAAGAAAGATATAAACTCTTGTATTCGCTTCGGTCTGCCTATCAAGGATGATGACTTTGACTGTGACCCCAACCTTATTCGCCTTTGGAAGTTAATTAAGTCTATCAAGGAGGATTTGCTGTTTATGTGTGAGAATGACGGACCCCGAGCATATATCAAACTCAAAGAGATTGATGCTGAGGGTTATGTCAGGGCAAACGCCAAAGGTTATTTCAAACTTGTAGATCGTGAGGTATTTTCTTATGCAAACTTCAACAACGGAAAGTTTCAACGTGTCACTTCCTGAACTGGTCTACCAGTGGGTCATGCACCGCCTGGGTGCTGTATAATAACAAAGTATTCAACAGAGGGTTTATGACTGAGTTTACAGACGACCAACGGGTTGAGTTGATTGAGAACCAAGTTGAACACATTATTGCAGTGTGTGATACTTATGTTGAGAGTGGAGAAGAATCTGACATTGACAATGTTCGCGCACTGTATGAAGAATATGGTGAGTGGATTGATACATTCACTGGTGTAGAAGGTTCGGACGAAGAATATACAACCGCATGGGCTCCGAACATGATGGAGGTGTGACGGTTCAACAAGTGGTACAGGGGGCGCTGCAATGCCCCCAGGGTGCCCTATAATATGTTCAACAAGCAAAGGAGAGCATGACCCGCGCCATCGACCGCCACCTCTCAGTTCCTGAGAACCGCATCAACTATGCTTTCTACTTTCTCCACGGATTCTCTTATGAGTTCGTAGACTACAAGAAGTGCTACGACAGCATTTCAGAGTGGACTGATCAACTTGACAC